CGGAGATTTTCATGATTCAAGATCATTTGTACCGGTTACGCCTGCATTGCAGGCGTTCCCAGACCTGCAATAGCACGCAGGCTGAGGGGGGTTGATTACTCGTTGGATAGCTACCAGCGTGCCTCTTCCCAGAATAAGGGTCTACGGACAGTACGGCGAACCTTTCCCTAACGGGGTAAATATCGTCACCGCGGAGGCTTTAGTGCTTTTGACGCGTTATAAGAATGGCCGGAAACAGCTTAGACCATTCAATCTGCACTCGATTCATACATTGAGTGATTACAGTAGAAGAGTATGAACAGAACTAAGAATAGTAATAAGAGGAAGGTTTTGAAACCGTCCAAATCAGCCCGACGATCAGTCGGGAAAACGCCCCGCACGGCGAAGTCGCGTGCGGACACCATTGGGAGGCTGCGCGGTTTTAAGGCCCGTCGCACCATGCTCTCCCACTGTGTCGCAAAGTTTGCTCTCGCGGCCAGCGACCCCTTCCACCCTGGGTGTGTTGGGGTCTGCTTGCCCGTACTGCCTGTTATCAAGTCCCAAAAGGTCTCGCGATTCGTCCGAGGAACTTTCGTCATTGGTACCAACGGTGCGGGTTATGTCGGAGTCAATCCATGTGTCAACAACGACTACTATAGCATCGCCACCACCTCCGCAGCCTACACAGGCTCAGGACTCTCCATCCGGCTCACCAGCACCACTGGTCAACCCGGGGTGGAGCTGGCAGCGCTTAATGGTCCTTGGGGTAGTGCCAATACTGCTCAAAGCACTGGAGTTATTGATTCCGTCACCGGACGCGTGGTAGCGGCAGGGTTGTCAGTCCAGTACGCTGGCCCGTTGCTCAACCAGGGAGGCGTGTACACCGCGCTCGTGGATCCAGATCACGAGACCGTTGGCCCCATCCCCGGAGCAGGGTTCACAGCGTCCCAGCTGGGACAATTCCGCCAGGCTTATGTGAAGCCGAACTGCGGACAGAAGGTGGTGTTATGTGCCGTGCCGATTAGCGGCGCGGAGGAAGCTTATCAAACCACGGCGGCGATTAACGCCGCTGGAAATGTAAGTGGTACGGCTACTCAGTATCCGTACGGTTTTGCGGACGTCACGCCTGCCTACACCCCCTCTGGAGGTGTGGTCGGGGCCTTTGGTGACCCGAACATGGTAATCCTCGTCACCGGAGGTACTCCAGGTACTGTATTCTATTATGAATATATACTACACTGTGAGTACATTGGTAGGCCCACTGCAGGAGTGAGCACAAACGGCGAATCGGACTATGTTGGGTACCAGAAGGTAGCGGCAGCAGCGCAAGGCCTCCCCGAAGCTCTTTCAGCTAAGGGGGCATCGTGGGGAGATAGAGCGTCTGAGGTGATGAGTTTTCTGATAGATAATCAGACTGCTCTGATCAAAACGGCTACTACATTGTCAGCAATGGCGAGTGGTGGCCCACCCGGAATGGATGTTCCAAGGCTTATGAGGGCTGGAGGTTAATTCCGTCCCCAGTCAAGGACTCCATAAATCCCGAGACAGGGTGCATGTGCTATGACACATACCGTTCAGCCGGTGCAAATCGCCACGTAAGGCGTGCGTAACCACATGGTGGTTGCACTGTCAAGCCAGATTGTAAGAACAAAATCCTGTGACATAACCAGGTGACCCTACCATCGGGTCGAGCGTGCCAT